AGGATCAATACAACCATGCAGATCAGTAAAGGACAGGTCTCGCGACCGCAGAGGGTAGTCAACTACGGTCCCGAAGGGGTCGGCAAGTCTACCTTCGCCAGTCACTTCCCCAACCCCGTCTTTATTGACGTGGAACAGGGAACCTCGCATCTTGACGTGGCACGGACACCCACGCCTAACTCGTTCCAGATACTCAAGCAGTACGTGGCGGAACTGCGTGCAGACGCCCAGGAATTCCAGACGCTCGTGATTGATACGGCGGACTGGGCCGAGCGGCTGTGCATCCAGGATGTTTGCGCCTCCAACAACCTGTCTGCGATCGGTGGGCAGGATGATTTCGGGCACAGCTACAACCTCCTGGAAACCGCTTGGGCAAAGTTCCTGGATAGCCTGACCGACTTGAGCCAGACCCAGAACATGAACGTCGTTCTCCTGGCCCACGCGCAGATGCGGAAGTTCGAGCTTCCCGAGGAAGCTGGGGCGTTCGATCGCTGGGAATTGAAGTTGCAGAAAAAGACGTCTGCACTTCTCAAGGAGTGGCCTGACATGCTTCTCTTCGCCACGTACAAGACGATGGTGGTGGAGATCAAGAAGACGAAGAAGGCCCAGGGTGGTCAACGTGTGTTGCGAACGACGCACCACCCATGCTGGGACGCGAAGAACCGTGCAGGTTTTGCCGACGAGTTGCCTTACGAGTTCAAGGCGATCGCTCACGCATTCCCCCAGTTCGCCCCACAACAGCCCACGGCTGCCCCTGCCGCTCCACAACAGCAGGCGTCCCAGGCACCGGCTCAGCCGCCGGCAGCGGAGTCACAGGCCCCTGCCCAACCGGCTCCCGAGCAGCCGGTTACTCAGCCAGGGCTCCCCACCGACCTGGCTCAACTGATGGCGGCGAATAACGTCACGGAAGCCGAAATTCGCAAGGTGGTGGCGACGAAGGGGTACTATCCCGAGGAAACGCCTATCACGAACTACGCTCCCGAATTCATCGCGGGCGTACTGGTGGCGGCATGGGACAAGGTTCACGCAGCAATTACTTCAGCACGAGGTTAACGCACTCACATGGATGACAATCGAGAATACGGCTGGGACGAAACCATTGTGAATCCAGACGAAGGCGACTTCGTTCTGTTTCCCGATGGGATTTATCCCTTTGAGGTCAAGTATTACGAACGCGGTCGCCATACTGGTAGTGCCAAGCTGCCGCCATGCAACATGGCAACCGTGTTCATCGAGTTCGACGGCGGTCCGCAACTCGGAGTGACGACCGTCAAGCATAGGCTGTTTCTGCACAGCAAAACGACCGGGCTGCTTGCCCAGTTCTTCCGCGGCATTGGCTTACGTAAGCATGGCGATCCGTTGGTGATGAACTGGAATGCTGTTGCGGGATGCCGAGGCTACGCCAAGTTGGGCACTCGTAAGTACGATGGGCGAGACTTCCAGGAGATCAAGAGCTTCATCGAACCCGATGATTGGCCCGCGAATCCTCCCCAGCCCGTTCAGCAGCAGCAGCCGCAGCGTCCGCTGCAGCCGCAGCAGCCGCAGCAGCCGCAGCCCGTTCAGCCTGGTACCCAGTTCGATCCAGGGCAGTTCTAGTGACCGAGTTCGTCAACCTCTACGACTGGATTCAAACGGTAACACTGGGGGATCTCCCTCCAGTGCCGTTTGAGTTCGGTGGCCCCTGGTGTGTCGTCGTCAACGCGGAGCGGTTCTTGAAATGGATGCAATCCCAAGGCCCTGACAGCGTGCGAGCGAGGAACTACGGGGAACTCCAGAATGATTTGCGGACTCTGAAGGAGATGCTCGATGGAGCTACGGCCGTACCAAGCCCAAGCAAAGGACGCGATTGAGGTCGCCTGGCAGACGAGTAACCGGACGCTGCTTGTCCTGCCGACTGGCACCGGCAAGACGATCGTGTTCTGCAAGTTGATTAAGGACCAGGTTGCAGCAGGCAAGCGATGCCTGATCTTGGCCCATCGAGGCGAGTTGCTTGACCAGGCAGCCGACAAGATGAGCAAGGCCACCGGACTCGGGTGCGCGACGGAGAAGGCGGGAGACACCGCCCTCAACTCGTGGTACCGGGTAACGGTGGGGAGCGTCCAGACGATGATGCGCCCTGATCGCCTGGCAAAGTTCAAGCCGGATCATTACGACATCATCATCGTAGACGAAGCCCATCACGCTCTCGCGGAGTCGTACCAGTCAATCCTGACCTATTTCAAGCACGCGAAGGTGTTGGGCGTTACAGCTACGCCGGATCGTGGCGACATGCGGAGCCTTGGCGAATACTTCGAGAGTCTTGCCTTTCAGTATTCGCTTCCCCAGGCAATCCGCGACAAGTTCTTATGTCCGATCCGTGCGGTGACGATTCCGCTCAAGATCGACTTGAGTGGCGTGAAGACCCAGGCGGGCGATTTTCAAAGCAAGGCCCTCGGGCACGCCTTGGAGCCCTACCTTGAGTTGATCGCCGATGAGATGAAGGACTATTGCCGCGATCGGCGGACGGTAGTGTTCCTGCCGTTGATTGCGACGAGTCAGAAAATGCAGGAGATCCTTGAGGACCGAGGTTTTCGAGTAGCCGAGGTCAATGGGGAAAGCCGAGACCGCAAGGAAGTGCTCGAAGCGTTTGAGGACGGCAAGTACGACGTGTTGTGCAATTCCATGCTCCTGACAGAAGGCTGGGATAGCCCAGGCGTGGATTGCATCGTTTGCTTACGGCCGACCAAGATCCGATCGCTCTATGCACAAATCGTAGGGCGTGGTACAAGGCTCTACCCAGGGAAGGAGAATCTCCTGCTTCTGGATTTCCTCTGGCATAGCAGCAGGCACGAACTGGCACGTCCGGCTCACCTGATTTGCGAGTCCGAGGAGGTTTCCGCCGCCATGATAAAACGCATGGAGGAGGAGACGGGTGTTGAACTGGACATTGAGGAGGCAGCTTCCGATGCCGAAGGCGATGCAATCGCAGAACGCGAGTTGGCACTTGCCAAAAAACTCGCCGAAATGAAGAAGCGGAAACGGAAGCTAGTGGATCCACTCCAGTTCGAGATGAGCATCCAAGCCGAAGACCTGGCGAGCTACGTGCCCGCATTCGGCTGGGAAATGGCTCCAGTGACCGAAGCACAGCAGGCGGCACTGGAGAAACTCGGGATTTTTCCCGACGAAGTGGAATGTGCTGGCAAGGCGAGTCAGATACTCGACCGGCTGGCAAAGAGGAGAGACGACGGGCTGACGACTCCCAAGCAGATCCGGCTCCTGGAGCGCTACGGGTTTAACCATGTCGGACAATGGGAGTTCACTGCCGCTAAGAAGATGATTGACCGCATCGCCGCTTGTCGCTGGCGAGTTCCACGCGGAATCAATCCAAAATCGTATGAACCGAATGGGGAGGGGTAATGACTGAGAAGGATTTAGCCCGGCTTGTGCGGCGAATGCGTAAAGCACAGTCGGCGTACTTCCGCGAACGAACAACTGAGCGACTCAACGTGGCCAGGGATCTGGAGCGGAAGGTCGATCGCTGTGTTTCTCACGTCTTGGATGACCAGAGAAAGCTATTCACGGAGGATCAATGATGTTAGTCCTGACACGGAAGGAAGGCGAATCTGTACGGATTGGGGACGACGTCAAGATAGTCAATCTTGGCAAAAACAAGTTCGGCATTCGCGCACCGCGACACGTACTAGTCCTACGCGGCGAACTGGAACTGAGGGGACGAAAGGAATCTCGGGAAGGTCGCAAGGATTCGGCTGCTGGTGGAGGGCATTGAAGCCGCAGTAACACGCGGACTGTTGCCACGGTGGGAGGCGGTCCGCTCCTTTTTACTTTGGGAGATTGACATGACTCAGGAACTTCACAAGCTCCAGGCGGCAAGCCTGGCAAAACTCGATCGAGGCACGCTGGCGGTTGCTCTGGAGCAAGCACTCCAGACGGCTGCCCGCGACTGCATTGATCGTCCGACTGACAACCGTGCTCGCGTGGTAACGGTCACGATCAGCCTGAAACCAAAGGCCGAGTACGACGATCAGACTCGGGCGATGGACATCACCGGGGCAGATGGCCAGTACAAGGTCAAATGCACGGTGCCGGACCGGGAGTCCAAGCCCCTGGACTTCGGGTTGCAGCAAGACGGCAGCCTGATTTTCAACGAGCACGTGCCGGAAAACCACCGTCAAAGGAGCTTCTTTAGCGATGGGAACGAAGACGACCCTGCATGACGATTGCCGAATGCCGTTTGGTAACTACCGAGACGAGCGGCTAGGCGATGTGCCGGATGACTACTGGTTGTGGTTCCTCCGGCAAGACTGGTGTGACAAGCATCCGTTGCTTGTCGAGTACGCAAATCACACATCATCGAGTAGGAGACCATGCATGTTGAGAGGAGCAATTGAACTGATCCAGCAAACCGCCGTGAAAGCCGATCATGCTCACAAGCTGTTCGAACACCGCGACGGACGCCATGCCACGTTCTGTGTCGATGGCGAGGTTCAGCAGTTTGACCTGGGGGAGCCCTCGCGTTGCCACCAGGTTGAAACGCTAGAGGATCTGATCCAGTACGCTAAGGACTGCGATCAGATTATTGGCAAGCAGAGCGAGGAATGTCCTTGTGGCGGACAGACCATCTGGCACAACAAGACGTGCGTTACGCTGGTGTGTGACGTGGAAGGTCGCCACGACATAGTGGCGTTCCCCCTGGCGTACTCCCGCGCAACCGCGAAGCTGATCGAAATGGTTAGCGACGGACGGTTCACTCAGGCCGAGTTCGTTTACCAGTTGCATCGCAACTTCCAGGTAGACGCCCCCACCGTGGCAGCTTTCCGAAAGCTGGACTTCAAGGTTATCAGCTTGCAGGAAGGCGAGATCCAGCACACGAAGGATCGCATGGGCAAGTCGGTCCAGGGCGAAGTCACTGGCACCAACAAGATCCCGCAAGAGATCGCTGTCAATGTGCCGCTCTACACCCAGTTCGGCGAAACCGAACTGTATACGGTGTGGCTGGACGTGGATCTTGACGCGCAGCGCGGCCAGATCATTTGCCGTCCTCGTCCTGGCGAATTGGATAACGCATTCCAGCAACATCAGGAGGCCATTCGTACCCGGCTGGTTGATGCTCTTGGCGAAGCGTTCCAAATGTACCAGGGTTCCCACGACGTTGGCTAAGTTTTCACTTTAGGAGATTGGAGATTGATTGATGAGTAAACCAGTTGTTGTTTGCACAAAGTTTCGCGGTGTGTTCTTCGGTTACGCAGCGAATGCCGGTAACGGATCGATCAGACTAACTAATGCTCGCATGTGCGTGCGTTGGTCGTGCGCGATGAAAGGCGTGCTTGGTTTGGCGGCCCAGGGCCCCGACGAAGGTTGCCGCATTGGGCCCAAGGTGCCGTCAATCGATCTGCGTGGCGTGTCGGCGGTGATCGACGTCACTGAATCGGCTGCCAAAAAGTGGGAGGCGGCCCCATGAATGTAACACGTCACCACCAATTGCAGGCGCTGCTTTGCGGGGCCTGCAGTGTGCCTGATGTGGGTACACCGCTGAAGGATCTCGACCAGGAACAACTCACCTTCGCTGCTTATTTTGGCATCGCAACGCCTCAGTTGATTGAAGCATTTGCCGGCCGGCCTGACGTGCCAGCGTGGGCGCTCTGTGGCTCTGGCTATGGCTATGGCTCTGGCGATGGCTATGGCTATGGCTATCGCGATGGCTCTGGCGATGGCTATGGCTATGGCTATGGCGATGGCTATGGCTCTGGCTATCGCTCTGGCTATGGCTATGGCTATCGCTCTGGCTATGGCTATGGCTATCGCGATGGCTCTGGCGATGGCTCTGGCGATGGCTATGGCTATGGCTATCGCGATGGCTATGGCTATGGCTATGGCGATGGCTATGGCTCTGGCGATGGCGATGGCTATGGCTATGGCTGTGGCTATGGCTATGGCTATGGATATGGCTATGGCTATCGCGATGGCTCTTGCGATGGCTCTGGCTATGACGATGGCG